CCGGCACGATCTCCGCGCCGAGGACGCCGACCTTGTCATTGACGCCGGAGGCGTGCGGCATTCCATCCAGCTTCTGCGCCCCGGGAACGGCAGCATTCCACAAGCCCTGAAGCAGTTCTTCCGTTTTCTGAAGCTGCTGGACAAGATCAAGATGCCCATTCAGTTCCGCCAGAGTCATGTGTGCCGCCCCTTTCCATCGTTATTTCGTCTTCTTCCACGCACGGATCGCGGTCTTCTTCGTGCCTTTCGGCTTGCCCGCTCTACCGCAATTATAACACCTGACGCAAAACATGGGCGGTGTTCTTGGACGCAGATATACTTCCTCGACCTTGCAGCGGCTGTCCGCACCGCAAAACCGGCAGGTCAATTCATCAATCCTCGGCATCGCAATACCCCCTACCTTGGGAATTGAGATTTCGGCAAATCGCGCAAACGCGGTCTGCGGGGCATTCGAGGTGCGTGTTGAAGTAGCAACGTGGCTGCTTGTTCTTCGGAATGAAACGAATGAACGTTTTGTCGCCATCGGCCATGATATGCACGTGAGATTTCCTGACCGCCATCCTGTATAGACCAACGAAAACTTTGGCATCGTTCTCGACCGCAAAAGGTTCTTGGATAAACCGGCAGGCATCGTTTCTGCTCATGCCAGCGCCCATCAGTATTTTTAAAGCTCTTTTTCGCTTCATGCCGTCACCTCCCAGCCAACGCCTCACCCATAAAGAGCAGGGCTTCGGTGAGAGCGTTTGCGGAAACAAGACATTTGAAAAAACGACGTGAGAGTTGAGCAATGGTATCGCAGACACTATCGCAGCGAAGATATGTTCTGTATGCCTGGAGATTGCTGTCACCTGGCGCCTTGCTCTGCATAATCCTGTTTGCCCGGTTGCGGCTATATCCGCGGGCCATCAGCAACTTAACAGCACGTTTCCGTGTCATGGGTTGTTTCCTCCTTTTCGCGCGCCATCCGCTTCTGCTCCATGCGAGCCAGATGATCATCACTCGCTACTGCCCATTTCCGACGCTCGGCTGCCTTTGGACGGCGCAGAAAGTCCACCCTTGCATTTGAGGTGTAGCTGGATGGCATTCCGAGTTTCTTCGGCTTAGACATTTTTCTGTTCCTCCAAAGCCCGCTCGGCTTCTTCTAAGCTGAGAAACGCGGTTTTGCCGACGTCATCCGCTGCAATCGTTCCGAACCCTTGCACATTAAGCACTGTACGCCCATTAAGAGTACTCACATCGGTCACCCAGAATCTCCATGCGCGGCCAGCGCTGCAGATGTAAATACCGTCCCCGCGTTTGCACGGTAGAATCAGGACACGGCCCTCCTTATCAGCGGCCAGCAGCTTTCTGATTCGTTCAGCTTTCGAAGTGTCCTCCGCAAATGCGGATTCGATGATAGTCTTGGCGTTTGCCGCCTGTTCCGGTGTCATCCCTGTACCTAAATACTGCCGCAGCAACGGGCAATGCGCTGCTGGAACGGCCGTACAGAATCCGCCTGCAGCGGTGCAATTTCCGTTATCGGCATCTTTGTATTCGCATCTCAAACAATTAACTGCTTCCATCAATATCCTCCGATCGCAAGTTGTTTGTTTTTGTAGCACTGGAAAAGCGTCTGCCCGGAATCGTTTACCATGTACGGCAGAAAAACTTCGTCCATTTGCACCATCTCAGATTCCAGAATCGCCATTTGTGCTGCTACCCAATCTTTGAGGATTCTCCAAGCGACGCGTTCTGCCTGATCGCGGCCGCATTTGACTTTCTGCTTCGCCAGCACAGCCAACACAGTATCAACGTTTGCCGGGAGACGGATTCCGCGCGGGCCGTCCGGGGTATCAATCAGGAAGGACAGCGACGTTATATGTCCGGAATCGTCATAGTCCTGCATGATTTTCCTCGCGCCATGCTTGACGAGCTGGGCCTGAATCTCGCCGAGCGTCGTAAAGACGTCAACCTTTGTCGTGTAATTCAAGATAGGCACCGTCAAACGCCTCCTTCCACATAGCACCAGCTCTGGGGCGGGTGCTTTATTTCCCGATCAAATATGCACTGGTTGCAAGCGCTTGCCCGAGGTTCATCGCACTTTTCACAATCGCGTATTCTCCCAAATTCACTTAGCTCACGCGGCTCATCGTAAATTTTCAGGCCTGAGATGTGCCAACCATAGAGATCGGCGTGGCTTCCGTATAGCTTCAGCTCAATTTCGGACAGGCAAGTGTCTCTAAGCTCCTCCTCGTATATGCCATACCAGCCATCCGCGCAATCTCTGGCACCATTCAATTCGGGATGTTTGCGCTGTACGAATGGATATGTGTCAATACGGTCGCACGTAAATTCTCCGACAACCTTGACGTTCATAATTTTCCGCTTGTAAACAATGCTTCCGTCAATATTTTTGCAGTAAGGCTTTTGGGGCGTCCGAACCGTTTTTCCACTGGTGCAGTAGATGTAACACTGAAACGGACATTCCAGTTTAGGGCGCGTCTTGCGCACCTCTATGGTCTTCTTCCCTTCGGCGATCATCTTGCACCATTCAGGCCGAATGCTGATAAGCACAGATTTCACTCCAAATACCTCCCCATACCCTTTACGCTCCAATGCCCGCCGTCCTTCAACGTCGGCTTCGAGCGATACCATTTGCGCCAGCGCCAGAACAGAATCTTCGGCGGCTCATTGTGCTGCCAGCACCGGAGTTCCAGTGCATATTCACGGCACCGCTCACGACGCTTCCGTTTTTCACGTTTCTGGCTCATGATGTTCTCCTTTCTCCGGCAGCGGTAGCACCCGGCGGCGCTCAATCTCGGCCCGGTAATTGCCGCAGTGCTTGCATTCATCCGTGATGGCGCGATGGGCGGCACAGCCGCCCAAGACGCACATTTCGGTCAAAACATCACTCATCATCGGAATCCTCCGCAGTTTTGTCCGGCTGCGCACCGTATGTGTCAAAGAGCCGGTGCGTACCTTCGGCCATTTCTTCTTCATCATCCGACTTTTCATAGCCGAGCGTTTCGAGGATTTCATAGATGTGATCTAAGTCCGAATTTTCGCAAAGCTCATATTCGTAGTGGTTCATGTTCCACACGCGCCGGTAGTAGCTCATGTCTTCGTCATCGAGGGCAGAATAGCAGCAGCAGAAAATCAGCTTTTCCGGCTGGGCTTCCGCCGCGCTGCGGACAAAGCCCATGTCGCAAAAATCTTCGTTTTCATCGTCTGGCGAAAGTCTCATGCCGAGGAGCTGGGCGCAGAACCGAGGGTTGATGGAATTGCAGTAGCCACCATCGATTGACTCTGTTGTTGCCACGCAGAACAAAGAGATTTCCTTCATGTGCTGTTTGAATACGCTGTTCGGAAGCTCTTTGATGAAATCTTTGCGCAGTTCAAAATGGGCCTCCGCGGCTTCCGCAAATTCATTTTCGGCCTGTTCGTCTCTGCGGCGCCGTTCCTCGCGGGCTTCGGCTTCTGGGTCTGGCTGCTGCGATTGCTGGCGCTCCTTGTAGAGCGTGATTCCGGACGAATCTGTCCTGTAGAAGTAACGAACGTCGTTAGCATCCTCCGGCACGGTCATTTCTCTTTTCAAATCCCAGCGGTGATACCCGTCGCAATAGACCATACCGACGTTTTGACCGTTGAACTCGCCGGTTCTTTCAATCTGATATGCAAACTTGTCTGCAATTTCAGTCCATTCAGCAAATTTCTTTCGGATTTCCTGCTCGGAAATCAGACTTTTCAGAACGCTGTTGAAATTCGCTGTGCCGATGGCGTCAAGGGCCTTGTTCTTGTCTTCGGGACTGTCCAGCTTGTCAAGCTCCAGATAATCGTTGAGCGTCGCACCGCGGGATTCAGCTTTCTGGAATTTCTGCCGGTCGAGGTCAAGCAGTTTTACACGGCGGCGAATGGTGGTCTGAGAGAAGCCGGATTTTTCGGCGATTTCAGCTACGGAATCGCCCATGTTGAGCATCATCTGGAAGCCCTGCGCCTGCTCATAGACGGTCAGATCGCTGCGCTGCATATTTTCAACGAGCATGGTCTGAAGCTGCTCCCGCTCAGACATTTCGACCACAATGCAGGGCAATTCGGTCAGACCAGCGATCTTCGCGGCAGCGTAACGACGATGACCGATGATGATGGTGTAGTCCGTATCGGGGTTGTCCGGTTCATCCGGAACG